GGCATCGTGCTGGAACAGCCACTCCTTGCCCGATGGACTTTGCACACGCGCCCAGGCCTTGGCATTGTTCCAGCCGAGCGCGCCCGAGCCCGTGCCCGTAAAAATCTTGCCCGTCGAGCTGTAGCCCGCGAGCCCGTCGCCCGAGGCCTTGTACACCCAGCCCGCGCTGATGAGCATCTCGACAAACAGCGACATCGCCGCGCCGTAGCCGACTGGGAACGCATTGCGTACGTATGCATCAGCCATCGGTTAGCCTCGAGGTTGTGTCACGCCATCCCAGGGCAGCCACACGTGCCCGTGTGCAATCCATTTGCGGCCATCGAAGGTGTCGCTGAAACCGAACCGCGGCACACCTGCCCAGCGTTGCATCGTCGACCAGCCCTTGTTGCCTGGGTTCGCCGTCGCTCCGATCTGCATACGTGCGTACAGCATCGGCATGGCCTCATACTTGTTGTTGAATGGGTTGATGAACCCGTTGGTCGCGCCAAGGATCGGATGGTTCGAGGTTCCTCCCGTGACGCTGCGCCCGTCAGGAATCCACATCCATTGCATCGGCTGCACGTAGGCCCACACCGAGCGCGCAACATCCATGTATCCAAAACAACCCTCGACAGCCCCACCTGACGCAACGGTCCACGTGCCCGCACTGCCTGCAGTTCGGCCCATGTTGGCGGTGTTGGCCAGGCAAGCGTTGGTGTGTGCGACCTGAATGACGACGGGATCAGTGTCCTCGGGTGCGGCGCCCTCGAGCGGATCGAGCATGAGAAAGGCCTGCTTGGCGCCGCCGTTGGCGTCGAGGCCGCCGAACCAAAACCCGTACGGCGCCGAGCCGTTGGCGCGACCCTGAAACACGCTCTGCCCGAGCAGCACGAGCGTCGTAAACCACGCGCTGAATGTCGGCGCGGCATCGGTGCCGCCACCACGCAGCACGCGCTCCTCGGTCGAACTGGGCGTCACCGTGGCTGAGGGCGCGCCGCCGGTGAAACCGCCGACGGCTGCATACTTGATGCGCGCGGTCGCGTCGTTGTTGTGCTGCAAGATGAATTCGCGCCCAGCAGGGCCACGGATCCGTGCCCAGGCCTTGGGATTCGACCAGCTCAGCGCCGCGCCCGACACGGTGTTGGTAAATACCTTGCCCGTGCTCGAGTACCCAGCGAGCCCATCGCCGCTCGCTTGGTAGGTCCAGCCCGCTGACACAAGCATCTCGGCCAGCAGCGACAGTGCCTGGCCGTACGTCGTGGGATACTGGTTGAGCACGTATGCGTCGGCCATGGGCTCACCTCTCGAATGCAGCGCTGCGACACGACACACGCTGCGACGAGTCGCCGGCGATGCGTCGCAGCCGCACGCTGTACAGCTGCTCGCTGAGTGGCAACGTGACCGCAGCGGTCTGCTTGTCGGTCGTGACCGAGGTGCTCGTCAGCGTCGCCACGACCTCGGCCGTGTCGAGGTTGACGAGCTGCACCTCAGCGGTCTGCCCGAGCGCCGACACCTCGATCTCAGCCACGAATTCGAATTCAGCGCCGAATGGCGTCGCGTCGAGCCGCAGGATGCCGATTTCCTCATGCGACAGCCCGTCGACGCTCGTCACGCGCAACGTGAATGGGAAGCGCATCGCCGAGACCTCGGCGCCGAGCGTCACGAGCGCCTCGTCGTGCTCGGCGATTGCGAGCTGCACCGACTCGGCGACCCGGAACTTGTCGCCCAGTTCGTTCATCTCGAGCGACGCGTCATCGAACGCGTCGACCAACTCGATGAATTCGCCGGTGAGCGGCACGGGCACGAGCGCCGCCGGCGCGGGCGCGTGCGGCACGATGCGCACGGGCCTCGCCACGATGGGCCTTGGGCGCTCGAGCAAAGCGGGCGCGGGCGCAGCGGCTGCAGCTGTCGGCGGCGAGATGACGAGCGGCACGCCGCCGATGGCGAGCGGCACGCCATTGATGGCGAGCGTGCCCTCGGGCAGCGTCTCAGGGCTCACGTCAGGGATGAACGAGCCGTCAGCCACCACGGCGAACGGGCCCGAGTCGAACCCACGCGGCGAGCTGGCGACCGGCGTGTCGCCCGGCGCGAATCGGAACGTGTCAGCGGCCGCCGCCCAGGTCATGCCGAACAGCACGCCGGCGGGCTTGGCTTGCTTGAGCTGGTAGGCAATCTGGTAGCCCTCGTCGAGCGTAAACGTGCCCGACAGCCGCACCAAAAACGCCGCGGGATAGTACTCCTCGAGGGCAATGTCGACGATGGGCCCGGCGAGCGTGCGAGCGATGGCGAGGATCTCGGTCGTCTTGCCGCTCGACCTCGTGACCATGTTGCGAGCTGAGATCCAGATACGATACGTGTCGTCGTCGCGGTTGCGCCGTGGCTCGCCGACGATGCGCCCGAGCACGTCGAGCTGGACGCCCACCGCCGTCGTGACCCAGCGCTCAACCAGCAACTGCCAGAGGGCATCCTCGGCCTGCTGCACCTCGTCGAGCCACGACGCCAAGAGCGCGCTCGTGCGCGGCTTGCGGTAGCGCTCGATGAGGCGGCTGACGCCTCGAGCAACGTGGTCGGGATCGTAGGTGAGGTCGGTCATGGGCTAGGGGATGGGCACGATGCTGATGCGCGTGGTATCGAGCACGCCGGTCTCGAATGAGCCGATGGCGAGTGAGGCGGCGCCGAGGTTGTAGTCGCTGGTCGTGGCCGAGACGCGGGCCTCTGCGTTGAGCACGCCGCGCTGCTGCATGGCCACGGTGACGAAGCGCCCGGCGTACACATCGACGCCGACGTCGAGGTAGCCCTCGGTGTTGGGCGTCTCGGCGCTCGCGATGATGACGGTCTTGAGCGCGTCGTCGCCGATGTAGCCCGGGCCCGTGGTGATGCGCAGGGCCACGTAAACATCGGTTTCGCTCGGCCGCTTGAAACTCACGTAATGGTGGTTGCCCTCGCTGTCAGCGACCTCGTGCTCGATGTCGCCAAAGGGCTCGATGCCAGCGGGCTTGTTGCCCCAGATGCTCTCGCAGATGGCCTGCCCGTCGAGCTCGGGTGGGTACGAGTGCACGACCGCGCAAAACGACTTAGGCGGCAGCCCATCAGCCGAGACCTCGTTGGTCGTGTTCTCGATGACGCTGCAGGCAATGACGGTCTCGAGCTGCAGCAGGTCGGCGCGGATCCCGTCGACCGTGCCGCCGCCCTGGGCGAACAGTTCATCCTCGCGCCGGTTGCGGAAAGCCGAATCCGACTCGATGTTGGCGCCGATGGTCGCGTCGAGCGGGTTGGTGATGTCATCCCAGCCCGTGATGAGCGTCTCGCGCACGGTGAGCGTGTCGGCGTTGGCGAGCACGGGCCCGGGCTCAGTCGCCTCGAACTGCACATCCTCGAGCACCAGCACGCCGCCGGTCGCGTTGACCATGGGCTCGGCGTTGGTAAACCGCGCCGACGGGTTGCCCTCGACCGAGGCAATGGCCTCGCCGACGCCGATGGTCGTGGCTGGCTGCAGCGTGACGGTGCACAGCACGACGCTCAGCTTGGCGTCGTCGCGCGTCGAGCCCGTGAGCGCGTACAAGCCATTCTGCGATGCGCCCTGGGCCTTGTCTGGGTCCTGCGAGTCGTTGACCGCCTCGCCCAGTTCCCACACCGCAGCAATTTCCGAAGCCACGATGCCGTTGAGTTGGCCGATGAGCCCAAACTGCGACGTGTCGAGGCCGGGATCGATGTTGTCGCGTTGCTTCTGGACCATGCCCGCCTCGATTTCCTCGAGGGTTTTGGCCACGAATCCGTCAGGTGTTAGGCCCCAGACCATCACCCACCTCCGATCGATGTACTCGCGCTGAGCGTGTCAGCCTCGCCTGAGTCGTAGACCACCTCAGCAGTGACCGTGAGCTCGCGCGTGCGGTTGTTGAGTTTGAACCGCAACTCGGTGACCTCCTTGATCCCGGGCGTCTCGCGCGACGCGCGAGCGTAGATGGCGCGCAATGCTGCATTCGACACGTTCTTGTCGAGGATCTCGTTTTGGTAGTCGATGCCCAAGCTGAGGTCGCGGAAACACTCGCCCAGAAACGTCGTCAGGTGCGTGATCCATGCTTGCCGCGTCGCGACCGCGCCAGTCGCGAGCTGGGCTCTGCCCTCGATGAGCAGGAGGTCGTCGTCCGAGCCGACGGCGAGGTCTGACATCAGGTCACCCCGCGCAGCGAGTCGGCAAGGAATGCAGCGTGCCCGACCACAAGCACCTTGTCACCGTTGCTCGCCAATCCGTACAGCGAGTTGGGGCAAGGCACCGGCGCGATCGTCCAGTTCGAGCCGGGCGCGCCCGCGATGAGTACGTCGAGGTTCGTGCCAAATGCAGCGTCAGTCGGGCGATTCGTGCCCGCGACGAACAGGCCGCGAATGCAAGTCACGCCGTTGACCGTGTAGTCGGCGAAGGTCTCTACGAGCGTCCAGGTCGCGCCGTCGGTGCTGGTGTACGCAATGGCATCGTTATTGTCGGGCGCGACCTTGTTTCCAAAGGCGACGAAGGCGTCGTCGCTCGCAGCAATCGCGTTCATCCAGGCGACCGAGGCCGGGAAGGTCACTCGCGACCAGGTAATGCCGTCGGTCGAATACTCAGCCACCGCCGTTGACCCGACGCCGCCGACAGCGACGAAATGCCCGCTGCGATACGCCACCGCAGCCAGATCATCGGTCGCCGACGCCGCCATGCGCTTCGTCCAGGTGACGCCATCGGGCGAGGTCTGGATATGCCCGTTGTCGCCGACCGCGACGAATAACCCGCCGCCGTAGGTCACCGCGCGCAGCGTGTCGCCCGCTGCCGGCGTGCCGCCGAGCGTGCGCGCTGTCCAGCCCGATCCGTCAGTCGACGAGCGAATCAGCGGCGTCGCGCCGCCGCCCGCGCTATCCGCGCCGACCGTGACGAAGACGCCCGCGCCGAAAGCGACGCCGTACCAGATGCCGACGATCTCGAGGTCGGTGCTTGCGGCAGACCAGGTCTGACAGTCGTCACGACTGTATTGTCCTTTCGCGCCGACGGCGACCCAGGTCCGGTAGCCACCGCTGACGACTCCAAATGCGGCGCAGTAGAAGTTGCCGGTGAAGCCGCCCGCCGCCATGCGTACCGTCAGATTGAGCGCCGCGATCTTCTGCATCTGCAGCGCGGTCGCGCCCGAGGCCGCGAGGATCGACGCATCGAGCCACTCGACCCACGCATTGACGTTGTTTTGCCACCAGTTGAACCACGACGACGGTGGCTCCTCGAGCGGCACCCAGCCCGTGGCCTTCTTGGCGTCGGGCGGCTCGACGACGTTGGTGCCGTCGGTCGCCCAGGTCGGAAACTTGGTTGGTTTAGTCGGCATGTGTCAGGTTGCTTTCGTCTTGGTGGCTGCCACGTCGTCGAGCGGCCCGACCGGCGACGACGGTGCCGACACGGTCACGGTCGCCGGGCCCGAGACGCCGACGGTCGCCGTGGTGACCGCTGGGTGCGTGTGCGCGTCGAATTTCGACTGCAGCTTGTTGAGCGCCGTCATGATCTTGCCTGCGAGGCCGACGAAATCCGTGCCCACGCCCTCGGCGAACGTGACCGAGCCGTCGGCCTTGAACCGCGCGAGCACGGTGCCCGACTCGGTGGCCACGACCATGTCAGCCGCGTCGACGCCCGTGAGCAGCGCGGCGCGTGGGCGCGGCCCACACGGCAGCGCGATTGCGCCCTGCAACGTATGTGTCGACAGATCGCCCGGCGTCACTGGCGAGCGCGCGCCGGGCTTGGCGTTCTGGATCCATGCATCGAGGCTGCGCTCGGCAAACACGAGCAGCACGACGTCGCCAACGCGCAGCGGCACCGATAAGAAAAACCCGCCGCCCTGCATGTACCCAACAGGCACCATCTGCAACACGGGCAGCGCCTCGTCGAGCGGCTCGCCATCCTCGTCGACCACCGCACGCTTGAGCATCGGCAGCACGTCGACGAATTGCCGCTTGTCGGTGCCGCTCGACCGCACGGCGACGACCTCGCCGGGCATACAGGTGTGCAACTCGCTCAGAATGTTGCGCGTCGTGTGCTCATCAATCTCGAGCTGCGAGGGCAGCACCGTCATGTGGCGGCCTCCCGTTTTTCGTCCTTGAGCTGCAGGTCGATGTACCACTCGTCGCCGAACGTGCTGCCGACATGCTTGGTCGTCTCGACGCGATACATGCCTCGCACGTGCTCGCTCACCATCTCGACGCGGCGCCCTGGGTAGAGGTCGGGAATGATGAGGCAACGCGCCTCGCAGATGCCCTTGTTGCCTGGCTCAGGCGAACCGAGCAGGCCCGTTGCACTCGTCAGTTTCACGGCGAGCTGGGCCAGCGGCGCGCCGAAATCCAGAAACTGCAGCTCGTCATCCTGGATCGACCACTCGAGGCCGCACGAGCGCGCGAGTCGGTCCAGTTCCTCATCGATCTGCCCGGCGATGGCGTAGCCGTTGAAAAACTTCGAGGCCTGCGTGCCCTCGATCTTGGCTGCAACCGTGCGCGCTGCCGTGTTGCCGAGCCTGACGCCCATCGCCTTGGCCGCCTCGCTCAGCACGCTGCCAACGGTCGCGCCCGGCGCAAACGACTTGACGAGGCGCTTCTTGCGCGCGCGTCGGCCCGAATCCGACGTGATGGTGGTGATCCAGTCGGCGCCGTTGCGGCTCGAGGTCACGTCGCGCAGGTCGCCTCGAAACAGCAGCGACATGCCGTCGACGTAGCCCGCCTCGATCGACAGGTAGACCTTCTCGTACTCCTGCAGCTGCTGTCGGTGCTCGGTGTTGAGGTTGTAGACCTGCAGCTCGGCCGAGTTGGGCGTCTTGCCCGACAGCGATTTGACAATTTCAAACCGCACGTCGAATCCCTCGAGCCCGAGGTTCTCGACCTGCACGCGGCACTTGCGACCAAACAGCCTCATCGCAGCGCCTCGGCGTAAAACAGCACCCAGCGGTCACCAAATCCCTCGAGCGTCGGCGGTTCGGCGGGCCCGACCAGGTCGAGCAGCAGCAACTCGCCCGGCGGCCGCAACGCCGACACGACGTGCAGCAGCAACGGGAACGCGGTCACGAGCGCGACCGACAGCGCGATGGGCTCGTTGTCGAGCGTGCGCAGATCCATGTGCCAGCTCGACGAGCGCTCCGACCAGCGAAACCGGAAGGCATACGTGACGCCGTCGAGATCCGACTGCTGAGTCACGAGCGGATAAGCCACGGTGTTGATGCGCTGCAGGGCCATCAGCCAGACCGCCCTTCCCACCAGTCGCCGAGCGCGCCCTTGAGTATGTGGCCGAAGCTTTTCGACTTGAGCTGGGTCTGCGCGGTCGCGGGCAGCGCGTCGGGATCTGTCTCGGTCGTCGCCTGCTTGCCGCGCGACTGGCCCGGCTTGCCGCGCTGCTCGAGGGGCCGAGGCGCACGCACCACCTGCGCGTCGACGATGCGCAGCACCTTGCAGGTCGCCGAGAATTTGAGCGCGCTCGGGCCGACCTCGCCCGACCGCTCGAAACTGAGGTCGCTCAGCGCGACATCGTCGTAGATGTCGAGCCCGGTCACGAGCCGCACCAGCCTCGGCTCGGTGATGACGTCGACGAGCGCCTGATACACCGCGCCCACGCGGTCGAATTCCTCACTGAACGCGAGCGCATTGACCGCATAGAACGTGCGGCCCTCGGTGGATTCCCGGTTGTACTCGGCGGCGAACCTGCGCCGTGGCAACGACACGTCGAGCCCGAGCGCGCCTGGGATGATGCCGGCGATGGCCTGCACCTGAGCAAAGCCCGGGATGAACCCGAGATCCGTCGGCTCGCCCAAGATCTCCTGCGTGAGCGGTGGCAGCCGCACGCCGGGCACCGTGGTGACGTCGATGAATCCCGCGTCGTCGGTTGCTGTCGCGCCGCCGGCGTGGCTGAGCGGCATCTCGATCGGATGGTTGGTGACGAGGCCCTCGATCTGCACACTGCGCGGCTGCGGCCGCACGTTGTCGCTGATGTTCGAGCCGTCCTCGACTGGGTGCTCGGTCACGTCGGCACCCAGCGAGTGCTTCTCGCTGATGCTGACGTCGATCCAGATGGTCCCGATGGTGAGGTTGGCCGTGCCCATTACGTGCGATTCCTGCGTGCGACTGCTGCCATCGTCTTCTTTCGCTCAGCCTCCATCGTCTCGGTAACAACGCGCTTGACCTTGTCAGTATCGCCGCCGTTGATGTTGATGATGGGCGCTGCAAGGGCCACGGGCGGCGCAGCGGGCGCGCCGCCACCAGCTGCAGGCGCCGCAGCAGGCGCGCCCACGCTGTCAGGGCCCGCCGCAAAGGGAACCATCGGGGTGTTGAGCTGCTCGCCGGCGGGCACCATCGACCACTGTTTGGCGCCGTACTTGGCCTCGCGCCGGCGCTCGTTGCGCTCGGCCACGCCGGCGTTGATGGCCCGCGCTTGGTCTTGCTGCCGCAGCGCGAGTTTTTCCTTGAACGTCGAGGCCACGGGCGCATTCATGCCTCGGCCAGTGGCGCGGCCCTTGGCGCCCGTGTCGACGCCGAACAGGTTGAGCCAGTTGTCGCTCAGCGGATCGAGCCACGACGCCAGCTCGACGACCTTGTTGATGAGTTCCTCGATGGCGAACCCTGCGTTGTCAGCACCAGCGGCGAAGGATTCCCACACGCCCTTCGGGTCGAGGCCTCGGAACGAGTCGGCGATGGCCGTGATGAGATCCTTGACGACGCGCACGGCCTCCTCGGTCGTGCCGATGCCAAACAGCCCATCGACGAAATCTCGGATCACCGAGTCGCCGCCCTCGAACGTCACGACGAGGTCGTCGACGAGCAGGATGAGCGCTGCGATGGCCGCCGCGGGCAGGATGAACGCGGCGTAAAACTCGGCGGCGAGGATGCCTGCGACCGCTGCCAGCGTGTACATCGCAGCCTCGAGGATGTGGGTTTCCTGCGAGACCTTGGTAAACCACGTGATGCCGTCCTTGGCCCAGCGCAGCAGCTTCTCGAGCTGGGGCAACACGGTGCGCGCAGCTCGCACGCCAAGCGTCTTGAGCTGGGCTTGCAGGGCCTTCGACGAGTTGGCGAACCCGTCGCGCGTGCGGATCGCATCGCCCTCGGCAGCCGTCGTGCGTGCCAGGATCGCCTCGAACCTCAGTTGTGTTTTTTCAACCGAGGTCATCTGCGTGACCTTTTTCTTGATGCCCTTGGCGCTCGCGACCTCGGCGAGCGTGGTGTCGTTGAGCACGACGCCGTAACGCTTGAGCGACTCGTACTCGCCTGTCAGGCCCGAGCGCAGCGCCGCCATGGCATCCTGGTCGCTCGTGTTGAAAAACGACGCGAGGTCGACGCTCAGTTCGCTCAGGCGCTGCGCCATCGCCTGGGCCTCGGCCTTGGTCTTGGTAACTGGGCCGAGCACCGAACCGAGGCGCGCAGCGTAGGCCTGCAGGTCGAATTCGCTGCGGCCCATGGCTGCGCCCATGGTCTGCGACCAGGTCTCGACCTGCGAGCGGCCTTCCTCGCCGAACAATTCCTTGAGCGCGCCGAAGGTCTCGTTGGCGTCGCTGCCCAGCTGCACGTACTCCTTGAGCAGGCCCGAGATTGATGCCGTCGCGGCGAACCGCTGCATCATGCCGAGCGCCGACGTGAGCAGGCCTTGCTTGCCCGCCGCCTGCTGTGCGGCTTGGCCCGCCTGCTTGGCCGCCTCGCCGACCTTGCTGACAGCCGCCGTCGCCGCCTGGGCGCCCTTGCCCTGCGCGGCAAGCTTGCCCGTCAGCTGGTCGTAGGCCTTGGCAGCCTTGTCGTACGAGGCCTTGTCGACCGTAAACCCGAGCAGCGTTAGCAGCTCACGCACTATCATCGGTGCGCTCCGGGTTGTGGCCGATGTCGGCGTCGCTCGAGGTCGTCATACATATCCAGCACGTCGTGTGCCTCGTACAGGTCGTCGAGCGACCACTGCGTTTGAATGGTTATCAGTGTGTCGGCATAGTGCTCGCTGCTGGCGACGCGGTGGATGTCCCAGTCGACGTCGGCTGGGGTTGCCACCTCGACAAAAGATCCATGAGCTTGGGCAGGACGGCGCCCACGCTCGATCCGCCGAAAAAACTGGCGAAATTCACCTCGCAGCAGGCCTTGAGCCACATCAGCATCTCGTCGTACTTGCCCGCAAAATGGTCATCGAACATGTCGTTGAGCCGCCGCTCGACGTCACGTGACACAACGACCACGGTGAATTCGGCGAATTGGTCGCAGATGGTCGCGAGGTCTTGCTCGTCGATGCGCGAGCACAAGTCGTGCATCGCGTCAGCGATGCCGAGGCCGAGCGCAGCGTCGAGCGTCGGCTTGTTGCCGCGTGCAAGCCCGCCGACGAATGATCCTGCGCCTGGGCCAAGCAACCTGATGAACCGCACGAGCATGGCGCGCCCGCGCTTGGCTGGTAGCTGCGTGATGCGATACAGCGTGCCGCCTATGCGGCGCTCTTTTGCCTCGATGGCCATGCATTACCGCCCGCCGATGAAGCTGGCCAACGAGGCGTCGGCGAGCTGCAGCTTCCACTCGATGACCTGAATCGTCTTGCCCAGCGTGACGCTCGGGTAAGCAGCCACCCAGGCGCGCTCGCTCTGCACAATCATGCGACCGTTGACGTCGCGCGCCGAGTACATGCCGGCGCCGGCGCCGTTGGGCGCAGCGAGGTCGGCCTTGAGCAGCGCCGTCAAGCGGTCGTTGGCCGCTGCGGTCTGCGCATACGTCAGCGTGATGGTCGCGAGCCCGTTGTTGGTTGCAGCTCGGCTCACCTCGCCGTCGGCGCCGACGTACGGGATGAACTGATCCTCCTCCCACTCGAGTTGCATCACCTCATCCTCGCCGTAGCCGCCATCGCTGAGCGGCACGGCGTTGAGGCTGATTGCGAGGTCCTTGATGTTCCAAGCGCGCATTGTCATGGGATGCCTGCCTTACTCCGCCGCCGCGACGAGCACGGTGCCGTTGATGAGTACTTTGTTGATCGCGCCCTGCAGCACGAACTGGAATCGCACGTTGCGCAGCAGTCGTTGGATCTTGTCGTTGGGATCGACGTCGACGACCGCCGGCGCGCTCGACCACCACGGTTGAGCTGGGTCCACGATGGTCGCCGTGATGCCGGCGAGGATCTGCGCATCGACCTGCCCACGGATCAACTGAATGCCCGCGTCGGTGTAAGGCACCTTGTCGTTGTTGGCCTGCAACGACACGATGCGCTCCTCGAGGCGCGCCTCGAACCAGTCGATGCCATGCGTGATGTCAGCGAATCGACCGCTGCTCGAGCGACCATCGAGCGTGAAACCCACGCCCTTGACGGGCACGTAATAGTTGCCGTTCTTGCCCTTGATGTTGGCGCGCTGCGTGTCATCGAGCGTCGACATGTCGACGAGCGCGAGCGCCTTGTTGGCCCAGTTCGCGCTGCCCGGGGCCTTGGGTAGCATCTTGCCCGCCCATGCTGCGCCCGCGCACTGCTCGGCGCCTCGGTGGTGCCACATCGGAATCGTGCGCGACAACGATGCCGCCGACAGCTGCGACATGATGTCGGTGTTGCCTGCGCCGTGGCAACCGGCATCCATCGTTGTCGGGAAAAACAGCACGGTCTGGGTCTCGGCCCAGTTGGCCGCGACGATGATCTCGGTGCCCGCCACC